TGAGGAGCAAACCCGTCAGCAGTAACCGTTTTGCCGGTGGCATAGCCGCCAGACAGTCCAAGAATTATAGGCATATCTGGATTAAATCTTTTATCACTCATATAGAACACCTTCGATTAGGGTCTTATAAGTGTAGCTATAAAGTTGGTTCGTTGCAAAATTTATGTAGTCAAATCAAACTCAAAGATAGGACGTGGCCTCTCACCTCCAAACAAACGACCTATACTCCAGAACACAAGTTCAATTAACCAGAAAACAATTAGCCAAACTTGAACTATAATGACAGGAATAAACAAAAACGCTATAGAAAGAATCATTATGATTATGAATTTTAAGAAATCAAGAAAGTTAACACTTTTCAGCATTGATCCAGCACGTACTGCTGCCCACATCATCCACCGCTTGGGTAGACTAACTCCTGCCTCTCGCAATGTGCGACGAAAAATTCCATCCATATCAGCATGATTTACTATCCCAGGATTCCTCCAAAAGTAGTCATGAAGAATTGACGCTGGTGTATAAAGACCGTAAGTAGGAATGAGCCACGAAGCAAACCGAGGAACAGAAGCAAAGTCTGTTACAAAACCTTCTGGAACATAAAAAGTATCAGCGTTGCCCTTATAAGTGAGACCCTCTAAGAGTTCCCAGTCTCTTTTTGATACTTGCTTTAAAGCAACACTAGGATTTTTAAACATAAATACCCTCCAGAAAGTTGTGCTATCATAGATTTTCTTCTCCTATGTCTAATTCAATTGCAGTACGCAAGCGACCACGTATACGATTAAAGTGTTCGCGTACTGTATTTGGATGTTCTGTAATACGATTGGCAATGTCACTTGATCGTTCACCATTCACATAACGCCATTTAATTAGCTGACGTTCCTGTAAGGTAAGAATATCAAACGGGGCATGTGCGGTATCTCCTGCAACCCAGTATTCATCAATCTCTTCTGCACCAATCAAATCTTCTACCGAAGGTGTTGGTGGAGCGGTGAATCCAGCAGGACGTTCTCCACCCTCCCAGTCTTCTGAAGAATCTTCATCACTAATGAGAGGGAAAGTTTTTCGCCCAAGCTGATCAATTAAGAAATTGTCTACATTCTTTTTCAATAGATAAAAATAATAAGAATAGAGATACCCACTAAAAGGAACCCAGCCCCCTTGCTTGCTTTCTGTTCTCTTGTAATTAGACACACACTGCATAAATGTCATCTGTACGGTTTGATGAACATCTTCTTCATCAGCATAACGTTGGGTCATATATTGTATGCCACGCATGACTTCTTGTACGTGTTTTTGTCCTCCCTGATTAAGTTTGTTTCTCACCAGGAACTGACGAACGCTTGGATCTTTAACAAACAACGCAATGAACCTGCGTATATCATAATCGTTTAACGAATAACGATTGTAATATAACATGGTTGTATATTTAGATAAGAAATTGCCAAAGATTTCTAATAACTCCATTTGAGCTAAGCCATCATTCTTTTTGGCTCGATTAAGAAGTGCTTGCATCTCATCTTCAGTAAGATTATAGTATTGTTCTTTGTATGTTTTACGTTTTGACATCTACTTACCCTCCCAATGGGCTATGCGGTGTTTGAATTGTTTCCCAATCTCTTCGTAGTACAACACGATGGGAACACCTAACTCCGCACAAAATTCTCTTGCCTTTTTGGAGGACTTACCGATGATCATCGTGAGGTTTGCAAACTCCTCTGGATAATATTTCTTAAAGCGTTTAAGTTTAATCTCACTATTCTTATCTAAATAACCTTTTATCTCAATCCATTCTTGAGGAGATGAATCTGTCAAAAGAATGTCAGGCGTATAAGCTTTGTTGCCTCGCTTGATCGGATAAGTAAAAACAGTTGGTTCAAACTCAAAGGGGATTTCATAACTCTGTAATACGCGAAGCACGTTGGCCTCCCACCCTGATCTCACGTTTATCCCCAAATCCTGGCGATATCCAGACTTGGTATGAGAGTAGGCGTTTCCTCTGCCTGACCATTTCGAAAGCTTCGCTGTTTCAGTAGTACCTTTTTTCTTTGTTTTCTTTCTAATCTGTTTTGCTTTTACTCTTTCTGATCGACTTAATATATAATTTAATTCTTTAGGGTTTTCTACCTCTTGTTTTAGAAGATTAGTATATCTCGTCCTGACTGCTGACTCCGACCTCTGAAGCACGTGTGCTAAGAACTTCAGGTCATGCTTGTCTCCATTGGCAAGTAGATATTGGTCTTCTTCTTCGCTCCATAGTTTCATATGATAACCTTTTGTAAGTTATTAAAAGTATAAACATATATTACCACAAAGTCAAAACTCGATTTGCACAACCCGTTTCCATGCGCTACATTAGCCTCTCCCCGCCCAAGAGAAGGTTTCTAATGAGAAACGAAATGGTCACCCCGCTGTCAGTCAAGTTCCACAAGGAACGGTACGACCACTATATTAAGCTTGGTTTAACTGAAGCTGAAGCTGAAGAGCAGGCAGACTTCGATCTCATCAAATGGAGTGAACCAATCTCTCTGCCCAAACTTGTTGAGAAAAAGGAAGAAAGCTCGGTTGACCACGGTTGGTTGCAGCTTTCTGATCTAATGTAGTAACAAAGCCAAATAAAGCCCCCGGATAAGTGCCGGGGGCTTTATCTTTGTTGTTCGACTAATAATTATTTAGACGCTTAACGCCTATCTTGCAAACACCATTCTTCGAGAAGTCACACATAGAAATACAAGTACGAGGGTTGTCAGTAGTAGGAAAATTTCGATCATTGATTATGTTATTCACCTTAACAAGAACCTGTTCATAAACCTCTTCAAGATCTTCTGGACTAAATAGGTGTCCTTTTCTTCTGCCAGTTCTTAAGTAATACAACTCTGCATAAATCGGAGTATCCGGAAACATAAGTGACGCAGCAAGTGCATATAAACCTACTTGTAAGTTCTCATGAATGCGTTTAGCTGCTACCTCAAATTTTCCGCTTTTATAATCGACAATGCGTATAGTCCCATCCTTGTCGCGAACCACTAAGTCAATGTATCCAATGATCAATCCAGATCCAATCACCAACTTAAAAGGTAACTCCTTACCTATGATGTCGAATTTCTCACCTTCGTGTCGGTCAATGAACTCAATGAGCATTTCTTTACCTGCATCCATAAGCACAGAGTCAATCTGATACAGTGGATCTAACACTTCTCGGTGTTGGTGCATTAATTGCAGCATTTCTTTTTCTTCTAACTCTCCACCTACAACATCCTCTAGCACATTATGCAACACGTTTCCCATTGTTGCGGCAGGGCCAAATACTCGCTCTTCTTTTTGGATGTATGTATAGTAGTATTTTGCAGCACAAGAATCATATGTATCCATACGGGAGTACGACATGCTTATGAGAGCCATACGCTCCAGCTCGTCCAGATCATCTAGTTGACGCAGCTTCATCTAATCCTCGAATGGGTGAGTTTGATCCTGCTGAACAACAAGAATAGGTAATTCATTTTCCCATCTGGTACCACAATCCATACACTTCCAATTGTTGCCCGACATAAGAAGGACTGCAGAATGAACATGTTCACGGCACATTGTCATACCTCTTCATCTGGTGGGATTAAATACTCTCCCTGTTCATTGATCGGATTTCCATCTTCGTCTAGATAAAACCTAGTATCAGTTTCAGTATCTAAGTAAGACCCATCTTCAAGTGGTATTAAAGATCCAAGCTCTACATAGTCTGCAGGTTCCATATCTACCTCTTTCTTGTGAGAAGTTTACGCCACCAGGGTGGATTGATTTCTTTTTTAAGCTCGTGTAACAACTGCAACAGATTGATAATGTGCTCTTCACTAACCTCTATTGAAGCAATACCTGCTGTTAGCCAATACTTAGCATTACCTTTATCAAAGTTGTGAATCTCTACTGCTATACCATTTGATTCATAAACCTCAATATTGTCAGGAATCATGACCAATCCAATGTGCTTGTACCGTCATCTAGGGTTACTGGATCGAATGTGGGATCGTTGAGCCTTTCTCTTTGTTCTGTTACATATTGCTTCCAATCTTCCTCATCATTTGTAACCGCATCTGTGACAACCTGCCCCTTAAATGGGCTAGACAAGAACTGTTTCACG